AAGTTATATACGGCGACACAGATAGTATATTTGTAAAAATAAAATTTAATAGAGAAGATTTCGAAAAAAACAGACGTGACACATTCGAACTTGCGACATTGTGTGGAGAAAAAATAACAAAAGAATTTTTTAATCGACCACCAATTTGCCTTGAATTTGAAAAGGTATTTCAACCCTTTGTTTTACTGACCAAAAAGCGATATATTGCTAAAAAATACGATAATCCCAAAGATCCATTTCAACTTAAGGGAATTGATGCCAAAGGCATTGCATTAACTCGACGTGATTATTGTAAAATGGTAAAATCTTGTTACAAAGAAATCATCGACACGATTATGGATACGAACATTCGAAATAATATTCGCGAAAGTATTAATGTATTTTATAGATACATTGACAACATAGAAAATTATAATATTAATGCAGAAGACCTTGTTGTTTCTGCAATGTTAGCGAAATCATATAAGTCAGATAATATCGCACATGTTAACTTAGCAAAACGTTTAAAAGAAAGGAAGGAAGAAGTCCAAGTTGGAGACAGAATTCCATATATTTTTATTGAAACAAACGATCCAAAAGCTAAAAAATCAGAATTGGCAGAAGATCCAAAATACATTGCTGAACATAATTTAAAATTTAACCGTATGTGTTATTTAGAACAACTGGCAAAACCTATATTAGGATTTTATAAAATTGTATTAAAAAATGACGAGCCACTTTTGGACGAATTAATTGATTACGTGAACGAAAGATTGGTTTCATTTGGAGGGAAAAAACTACGAGCAAGCGATTTTAAAGAAGAATAAATCAAATAATAAAATTAATTATATATTTACAATATTTGCTCCAAGTGTATACATAATACCATGTTTTATATTTGATGCATATTCTAATAAATCCAGCGTGTTGCTTAGATTCCAAGACCCGTCATACCAATATGTTTTGATCTCACTACCCTCACGTGTTATTTTTAATGCCGTCGGCATACCAGAGGAAGTTTCCCAGGTGACTTCATCGGCGCTCCCGTTCTTAACAATTCTTGATTTAACCATGTAATCTGACCCGTCATGTCTCAATTCTAACCGAGCATAATCATCCTTTACATTATGCCTGTCAGTCACTATCAGAGATGGTGTAACAGCGTAAGCAGTGTCAGTTGTGTGGTAGTCGGTTACGTCAATCACGATTTCAAAATCGCCAGATGGGATCTCATATTTATAATACATGGTGATATTACTGTCCTCATCGGGTATAGTCAGTTTCAACTTACCATCATTTATAGCCACTGTTTCATTCCCGGATTTTGTACCAATTAGCCATTCATCTGTATTCAATGTCGTAAAAGACTCATCGTATTGACATGGTGAGGTAGTTGTGGTACTAGATGTAGTAGATTGAGTAGATTCCGTGGACGCCGTACTAGATGTAGTAGATTGAGTAGATTCCGTGGTATCGGTGGTAACCGTTGTATTTGTGCTTGTTGTGGTGGATTGAGTAGATTCCGTGGACGCCGTACTGGATGTAGTGGATTCAGTAGTACCAGTAGAGGTGGTGGTTGATTGAGTAGATTCAGTAGATACCGTACTAGTTGTGGTGGATACCGTGGTATCGGTCGTTACCGTAGAAACTGTGGATGTAGTGGCCGTTTCCGTTGTGGTTGTCGAGGTTGTAGTTTCCGTGGAGGTGGTGGTTGATTGAGTAGATTCAGTAGTACCAGTAGTATTTGTGCTCGTCGTGGTTGATTGAGTAGATACTGTAGACTCTGTAGACGCTGTACTGGATGTAGTGGATTGGGTAGATACTGTAGACTCTGTAGACGCTGTACTAGATGTAGTGGATTGGGTAGATTGCGTGGACTCCGTGGACGCTGTACTGGATGTAGTTGACTCCGTGGACACTGTGCTACCCGTGGTGGTTGTTGTACTCGTACTACTTATACTAGTTGTAGTGGATACCGACACATACTCATTCACGGTCGCCAGGGCAGACTCAATCAACACGGTCAATGTGACATCCCCGCCCCCATTGTCTTTAACGGTTTGCAGGTTTGCTAGATAAATACCGTCCGGCACTGATATCTCAATCTGATCATAGTTTTGGTTTATGTATCTGAGTTTAGATACCTCGTGGTCACTGAGATGATGTGCTACAATACTCAATGTCCTGTCCGCGTGTGAAAACCCGTTGTCAATTATGACCGCGTTTTGATCTAGGGTTTTTACCCTATTAACTCTACGAGTGTATTCTTTTAGATCCGAGTCCCCGACGTCAGCGTCAAGTATAATCGCTCCGTCTAGGTCATATTCTCGGACTTTTATGCTAACTAACATCCATGGCCCCCCCTTTAATTATAAGTATACCAAACTATTGAAATATGTCAAGACAAAAATCAAAAAAAAAATATAAAAATAATTTACTATTTTATTCTTAAATCCCAAGTAAAAACTCCTGATATTCTTCATTCACGCGGATCTGAACCTGGGATAAAATCTCCCACATGAACGCCTCCAAATGAGGCTCTAGTCCTGATCCGTCTATTTGTATGATTCCCTGGTCGCGGCCCAATGCCGCTTGTTTTTTCTCGATTAAACTTATTTGCTTTTCTGTTAGTTTCTGTTGTAGATCAAATGTTTGATCCCGGCGTTTATTTTCATCTCGGATCAACCCCTCAATGGTTGTGCTTTTCCAGGCGGACCCGGCCTCCAGATAGGCCCCGGACAGGTCCCCGAGGACTTTTTCGGTACTGGCTACCGAGGACGCTACCCCCTCCAGGGCGGACTCCATAACCTTGGCGTCGGCTTTGATTTGCTCAATGTCAATTTTTGCGCCCCATTCGATACTAGTCTGTGTAATTTCAGATACTTCCTGGAATTTTGCAATTGCTACCTCCGCCGCCAATTTCGCTTGCTCCTTGAAATTCTCCGCCTCTTCACTCGCCTCCTTGAGCCCTGTGCCTGTATCCTCCGCGGCATCTTTAACCATAGTCATCTGCTCTGCACTCTCAGCGGCTATCATTTTATTTAGTTTCATCATTTCTGCCGACTGCCCTGTTGCCTCGGTTATCTTTTTCGCTTCTTCACTCGTTTCCGCTGTAGCTTGCTTGACCCCGTCAATCTGTTTTTTAGTCTCCTCGGCTGCGTCTGCTGTATCCCAAAATAGGCCCTTTACCCCTGACATCACTGAAGAAAGATCAAAATCCAGTATGCCCTCCCCGATGGTCCCGAGGGCCTGTATACTAGATTGTATCCTAGTATATACACCCTCTATGTAGTCTACGATTCCAGAAAACACCGTTTTAGCAGTGTCCCAGGTTGCGTTGAATACATTACCCATCCAAGCAGTTACTGTGATTAGTTCCCCGACCACGTCAACTACGTGTTGTATTACTATTTGCAGCTCATCGGGTTTAGTTAGATCCAGCCCACCGAATAAATTAGACACTACGTAATTTATTTCTCGTAGCCCGTCCTGTACGGCTGTATAGTCTATACCCGCCAGTGCTTCCGGTAGTGCCTCGGCCATTCCATTCATTACATCAGTGATGTTGGTTACGAACTCCTCAAATATAGAATACAGTTCATCAAATGATCCCGCGTCTATACCTGAGTTTATGCCAGTTACAGTTTCTTTAACGGCCTCGGCTATATCGCCGTATTGATCCAGGATAGGGTCACCAATGCCTATCAGGGTAGCCCTAAGATTGTTCGCCAGGTTTTGGTTAATCATGCCGAAATTTTTGGCCATTTTCTGATATGCGGTATCAACAGCACCAGAAGCGCCCTCCATTTTTAGCAAAGAGTCGGCGAATCTGCCGGACGAGTCTGAGCCTAGGATCATAGCGGCATTTAAACCGCGGACATTACCGAACAGTTTCGCCATCTGATCAGTGTTTCCCCCGGTGGTCTCCCGGACTGTTCTCATGATGCCATCAAAACCATTAGCCTCAAGTCCTGCCGCATTGAACTGAATACCTAGGGACGAAGCCAAATCAGCCGCTTCGGTTGTGGGTTTTATTATGTTGGTAATAGCAGCCCGTAGCCCAGTTATAGCCTCTTTGGTTGGTAATCCTGCAGATGTCAACGCTGCAATGGCCGCAGTCAGTGTCTCGATAGGTACCCCAGCCCCAGCCGCCAGACTAGTTACCTTCGCCATGGATGCGGCTAATTCTGGTATCGTGGTTTTTCCCATCCGAACAGTGTTAAAAAACACATCAGAGTAGTGTCCTGCCTGGTCTACCGATTCTCCATATGAATTTAATGTACCTATGAGTAGTTCCGTCGTGCTTTTTAAATCAGATTTTCCAGCGGTCGCCAACTTCTCAGCCGACGTGATAGCTTCCACTGAATCCTGATAATCAATCCCTAATGAGACCGCCTGATATAATGCTGAGTTGATGTCTTCTATACTGGCCGTGGAATCTGCCGCATAATTTAATATCTGCTCCCTGAACGCGCCTAGATCATCTACGCTCATGTCCGTCAGGGTTGCAATCTCGGCTATTTGGTCGCTGAAATCCCCCGCAGTATTAGTGGCGTACACTAACCCCGCCCCAGCTAGGGTGGTTAGAACCGCATCCACCTTCAGGATTTTTTTACCTACGCTACCGAGGGACTTAACTACGCCCCCGGTAACTGATGTTAATTTACCGAGCGACCCGCCTACACTGGAGATAGTCCGGTCGAGCTGATCGGTTTTACCACCGAATATGATATCTACTGTTCGTTCAATATTAGCCATTATTGGTTTTTCTCTCTGCGTTCAACTCTTGTAAAAACGCTCCCCAAAGTTCACGCTCTGTATATGTCAAAAACCCCTCTGGGAAAATATGGGGGAGCACCTGAAATAAAAACCCGCCCTGCCGGCTACACAGTGCTAGCGCGTCGCGGATTTCCGCTGCTTCCCAGAGGGTTTCGGTTTTCCCGGCACTTTACCTAATCCAGTTAGTTCCGTGATAGCGTTGGTTAGTTCGTAGAATTCCACCGGGGAGGTTTCGCATAATTTAAGGACCGCCTCCAGTGTTAATTTCGGTTTCACGGATCCGCGGACTAGCATCTCCATACGTTTTACTATGTCATCTGGGACTTCCCCGGCGGTCCCGAGGGCTTTTTTGACCGCTTCTAGTTTGTCGCTGGCTTTTACCGATGCCAGGTGGGAGATTAATTTTTCGATGTTCTGATTCTTCCTGACAGCGTCGTATACCTCTGCCAGCTCGGCGCCCTCAAGGCCTCGGACGGTGAATATAGGTTTTTCCCCCTTGGAGAAAAAGGATTTTAGGCCGTCAATTGTGATTTCCTTTGTGCGATTAGTGTACGGTTGCTCCGTGAATTTTTTGATATCAAAACCCATTTAGGCCATTCCCCCAATCTAAATTATGATGTTTTATCGACTGCCGGTGTCAATGGTGATATAGTACACTCTGCTACTATGTTGTCGCCCGCCGGATATTTACGCCCGATACCCAATTTCCCCTGACACAATGTGTATGGAGATTTGTATCGGTTCGGGTAGTATTTAAATGTCAGGATCTCATCCCGGTTGGTCACCACTGCATCGGTTATCCCCGACCTCAAATACGCCGTAAATGAACCCTGGTTGATTGAGGACGAATAGGACGCTATTACCCCGCCGTAAACTTGTTTGCTACTACTAGAATGACTCTGGTCGGGCGGGGTGAAATCAGTGATCCCGGTTATCTCAGAGAATATGGGTTCGTAGTATTCTGAATACACCCCTTTCGGGAGGTCGCCGGTATGGTGTTTTCCTAGTGCAGTCAGGAACGTAATTGACCCACCGTCATACGTGCCATCTTCATCTGGGAGATTGTTTTCCTCCCATAAAGGGTAGTCCCATGGTTCACGGGATGTTCCCGGCACCATATAGATTTCCCCCTCGGCAACCACTGCGTCAGCGTCAGATGTGAATTTAACCTGAGCTAGTTCAATATCCCCAACAGGTACATATGGGGGACCACCGGCCTCCCCTCGGGTAGTGGAAAACGCAGTGTGCTCGGTCCCGGTAACTACCGATAGACTACCCCCGGAATCTACTTGAATGGAATTGATGATATAAACCTTGGTTGGATCAGCGGATCTTGAGCACGTTAGTTCCCCCGCGCTTACGGACGTCATAACCCCAGCTAGATAGCAAGTTAATGCTGAGATGTCTACTACATTATTGACATCATCATCGTCGGGAGTAACTAAACCCCCAGTTACTACACCGTCCGGTCTCACTGTGGGTTCATAATCCGCTTTTTTACTCCAGATACTAGCGCTTGAGGTAAATGTTTTCTGGTCACCTGAGTCTGACAGGGCTTCCATACTGTACATGGTTTGCCCCGACTCCATTTGTAGTTTTGCGTTTTCGGCTACTGCCGCATCTAATGGCATATGTAATTTCCTCCTTGGTTAGTTTATATACGGGTTATCGATTTTAGTTGGGTAATGAAAATTAAACGTACACGATACTGAGCATATAGTCTCCTCAACGCTCGGGTATATCTCAGGGCCACCATTACTATACTCTACCCAGGACACTAAACCATCGTATTGCTGTTGTATGGTTTGAGATCCTGATAGAATGGCTATAACCTGGTCGTTTATTTTTATATTTTCTCCCTGGAGAAAATCCTCTCGGACATCTCTAATTGTCAATGTTCCGGCCGCGTTTCCAGCTCCCCAGGATCCAGATGACACTGATATGCTTTGTACTATTGCCGATGCAGTTGATTGAGTTCCGATGATCCGGTCACCCTGGGAAATCTGTGCGCTACCATTCGAAAACGTGGTAGTGAATATACGGCCGACTATATTGTGAATGAGATCCGCTAACATTTTTTCCATTTCCTCAGATGCGTTTTCCGTGGATGCACTATACGAGGTACTGGACACTATAATGACAGGCATTTCATTCAATCTCCGCCTGCCCGTATCATAGGTTGTAGTCTCCACCCCGGGGAATATTGATATACACTCGGTTTCACCCTGGTTAAATATTGTCCGTCCCCGGTGTACCTCGGTAGCGCCAATATTAGTTAGGTACCCGTTGCTAGTGCTGATTTCCTGTAGTTTGGTTTTTATAGCCGTGATGATCCGCTCCCTAATGGGGGATTCTACCGGCTGTGGTATTTCTGTAGTAGTAGTCGTAGTAGTTGTCATTTTTTATTCAATGCCATTACACGGGTTACCGCCCGGTCCAGGTTTTTTGACATTCGTTTGTCGATCCTGTCCAGGGCCCTGCGTGTCGGTTTAGTATTGCTGAGTATGTCCGGTATACGAGGACCAAATAGTTGTTCTATGGGGTATCGGCTCTTACCTGCCCGCTCGAATATCCCCATATAACCTGATTTTAGTTTCGGTATAAATGCATGTTTTAGAATGTGAACCGCCCCGGTCTTCTTGACCTGGACTGATATTTTACGGGGGTTGTAGCTCAACCGTTTTGGGGATTTCCGGTAGTGTACTAACGGTATGTTTTTACCGGCAGTTCTGATTCTGCCGGTTGGATTACTGGCCCGCGCCCGTGTGGTTGAAAATGTCTGTCTGCCCCCGGGCCCCTTTCTGATGATACGCGACGGTAGATTCACCTCAGCTTTGACTTCCCTGGCCACATCGGTTTTTCCCCCCTTGATTGTTTCATTGAGTGCCAGAACCATGGCTTTTCGCATATCCTTTTTGACGTTTTTCAGTAACCGCCTGACTTTTGCAATGTCCGTCTTGGATACCGTCGCTTGTACGTTCATTATGATGTCACCGTCACTTTCAAAAACCGTCCGTCGTTTTTTAACTCAGTTTGGATTGTGTACGTGGTCCCGGATATAGTGACCTTGTCCCCCCGTTTGGGATCTCGATCAAGCTCGGACCTCAGTATATCCACATGAGGGACCTTGGCCATCACCCCTGCGTCATATTCACTGTGTTGTAGCTGGAGAGTCTCCGCGTACCTAGCGTGGACACTGGTAGACTCTCCGCTATCAACATACGTGTAGGTTGACACAGTAGCTAGATGTTCAAATATGTCTGTAGCTGCGTCGTCCCAAATTGACATTATGGAGTGTACACCTCAACTAGTACCTCAGGTCTCATACACAATGGTAATGGGTTTGATTGAGTATGGATTTTAACCCCGCGGTTGAATTCCATAGCTTCGGTCTTGGCATAGTACGGCCTCCCGCGGGTATTCGCTGTTTCCAAGAAATCCGCTGGGGAGAAGAAATTGATGAATGTGTTCCGAGTTCCCTCGGGGAACGCAATGCCCTCTTTGGCGTCGATGAATTTTCTTGAAACATTGTCAGCATCTGGGCATGTACCTACATACTCTTCCCAGGTGATCCCGCCGAATTGAAACCCTTTTCGGACATCGGATCTTAAGAGCTCACCGTCACGCCAGCGTGCATAGGCGTCCTTGACTTTGTCGTGGGTTACCAGTGCGTCGAAAAAATCCTCGTCTACAAGCACTCGGATACCGCGCATGATTTCGCCCTTGAGGTTCTTTTCAATATGCCGTTTTAACTCATGGCATTTAGTAATAACCTCTGTGCTAGCGTTGTTCAGGGCAAAGTTAACACGTTTTTTAGTGATCAAAAATTCTTTAAACAGATCGTAGATTTCCGACCCGTCAGCGTCGTATATGATTCCCTTGAGTGCTCCCATTCTCAGGTACTCCAGGGTTATAGCATGTTTGTCTTTCGCCGACTGTAAATGGTCATTCATAATCTGCGCTAGTGCCTTGGTACCGTCCTCTGTGCCATACGCTCTGATATTAGCGTACTCGTCCGGTTGAATGAAATCGTCATATGGGATATGGGGCACAATAAACCCTCGGGTGTGTCTTGTACCCCTGGAGGATTTTTGCCCTGGAGATCCCACCGGCATTGTCTTCAACAGATTCAATTTTCCTTCATACTCGTCAATGGCTACCTGTCGGCCCGTTATTGGTTGGCTGCGAAACAATCCCAGCTCCCGGACCCGACCGTAATTGTTTGGTAGCCGTTCAATTGCTGCTCCCAAACTCCATAAATCAAATGCATCTGCTTGAAAAGGGTTTAACATATTGATATCTCTCCTGTTGTTATTGTTATTGTCATGATTATCCCTGGGTACGGTTCACAATACCCTTGGATTTCAGTTCATCCAGCGCGGTGGATTTCTGGCTATCTGTCATGCCTGATGGCCATACGAGATTTGTATCTGTTATCTCTGCATCTCGTACTATAGCCGCCCCGTCCTCGTCTGACGCGGATGTCTGGGTGAATGTCCCAGCTATGGTAGCGACGTTTGAATTGCCATCTACATCTAGGTTTTCCGCCTGGAATGTGCCTGATTTAGTGTCAATGTAAATATCACCCTCGGCGTCTCCCCCCGACCATGAGCCGGTTGAAACTTCAACTTTGATAACCCGCCCGGTCGCGCCCGAGGTAGCTCCAGTGATAGTGTCCCCTGGTTTTATTTCATACGTGCCGCCGCTGGTGTACGCTCGTGAATATTCATCTGGGGCCGACGCGTCTACATCCTCAGTGAGGATCCCGTACGCTTTGGCAGATCCGTCTACACCGCTCATGTTTATAGCCCGTACCTGCCCACCACCGTCGGGGACTGTTACTGTGAATGTGTCGTTTACAGCAAAATCTGAACCACCGTCATTGATATCAAAATTGATCTGGTCATTGGTGTACGATGTACCTACGATGGCGTTGGGGAGTGCGTACCCGTCAGGATCCGCTACCGTGAATATACCGCCATTGGTAACCGCTTGAATGCAAGTCATTGTATATGTACCCGCTTTCACGGCACGCCCGCCGGTAACCCCTGTCATAGTTCCGTCGCCTGAGTTTCCAGCACCGGCGGTTCCAGTAGTAGGGACTGAACCGGCCGTTATTTTACCAAGGACTTGTCCCAATGACAGATCCTGCCCGGCTAATACCGACACGTCCTCACGGGAAAAAAAATTACCCGCTTCGTTCTTAATTATCTGATCTAATGTAATTCCCTGTGTAGCGTCTAATACCATTTTTTGATTTACCTCCTGAATTTAGACTAACGGACCGGTCTGCCCTGCTGATTTTAGGCGGGCGTCTGCATCCTCTATTAAAAAGTTTTTTGTATTCTGGGTTTGGGTTTGCTGAGAATTGATTTCCTCCTGTTTTGATTGAGCTGCCAAATGGTCATTGATGGCCCGTTTGGCATTTTCCACGGTGTACCCCTCTGATATGAGATGGTTGGCCATGGTTGTTGCTCCCATGGTTTCACACATATCCATTATTTCTGTTATTCGTGCGCGCTCGTTTTTTAGTATGTCCGTTTGATCTGCATTTGACTTTTCCAGATTTTGTTGCTCATCCGGTATAGGTGTGGGTGTGCTTGTGCTCTCTGATCCCTGGTTTACACTCATAGTTTTTACTACCCCCTTCGATTTGTTAAATGATTGTTCGTATGATAGGACCTCATCTGCTAGTCCGAATTTCACCGCATCTGGCCCCATGTATATGCTCGCCTCCTGGGATTTAATCTCATCCTGGGTTAACCCCAGGTTTCGTGACACGGTAGCCGTGAATAGATCATATACGGAATCGACTTTAGATTGCATGTCGGTCCGTGCTGAATCAGATAACTCTACATGAGATGACAATTCGGTTTTCTTTGCTCCGGCGTAAACCGCCGTGTATTTATATCCGTCCTTTTCATCTCGGGCTGTTTGATCTATGTGTAACGCCAATACACCGATCGATCCTAGTTTAGCCGTTCGTGATAGATACCGTTCGCCGGCTGCTGAGTAAATAGCGTATGCCGCCGACAATGCCATTTCATTAGATACCGCTACTATTCGTTTTTGCCCACGGGAATTGTAAATTAGGTCCACCAAATCAAATAGTGCGGCGGCCTCGCCCCCTGGGGAGTCAATATCCAGTAAAATTGTGTTCGTTTCCTTGGAGTCCCGCATCTGTAAAAACGCGGATTCTATATCTGGGTAACTGACCAGTCCAGACATGGCATCTAGGCCCGAAACCCTGTGTACAATAGTCCCATGTATTGGTACTATGCCGACACCGGACTCTATGCTCGGTGATTGTCCCCGTCTACGAGATTCCAATGACGGTTCCATCTGAGCCGATTCTGGGACACCGACGCGGGAATTTAGAACCCACAGAATCTCAGATAGTTTAGATTCAGTTATCAGCAATGGGGTGTTAAACACCCTCCCCGTTACCCTGGGGAGAAAATTATCATTCATTTCGTCCCTCCGATTTTTGTAATGATCCTGATACGGTGGTTTTTCGCGGGTCACTGTCGAATACTAGACCGTTGTTGTCTGCTCGTTTGTTGTCCTCCGTAATTTCATCATCTAGTTGCTCTGGGTCGTTACCTAGTTCGCCAATGTTTTGGGATCTGGACTGTAACCCTAACCGCATGAGTAGCTGTTTTCCTTTGGCGTCCTTGAGCGGATCGGTGAAATCCCATCCGTCAGCGTCCCAAGCAGTCCGTATGTACCTGCGTCGGTTGCGCCAATAGTCCTTTATTTCCAATATGTTGTTCATAGCTACTGCGTCCAACCAATTAGCCGCCCAGGGCCTACATAACTGGTGTATAAATATGTTCCGCTGTGTCATTCGGCAGCGTCGTCTGAATTCTAATAGTCCCGCTCTGATTGACGTATAGTTAACCCCGGATAGGTCGCCGGTTAACTGTTCGTATGTTACGCCCATTCCGGCCGCCACCGCTCTGAGCTGTTGTTTAATCCATACCTCGTAGGTTTGGCCCACGTCTACCGGATTTGAGAATTTGATGTCCTCGACCCCGGTCCCTCTGAGATCCTGCATTGTACCAGTCTCTAAAGAGATTACTGTCTCACTGTTGTATGTTGTTTCCTCGCCTGGAATACCTCTATCAGAACTATCTCCATCAGGGGAGATTAAAAACCCCGCGAACATAGCCGCTACTGATTTGCGTTTTAATTCTGAGTCCTCATATTGATCTAGCTGATAGCATCTGGTGATTATTGTGGTCAACCACGGCCTGCCCCGTAATTGACCAGGTCTCAGTGGTTTATACATATGTAGTATGTTTTTTGCTGGTACTCTGACAGTGTCCATGTCCCCGAGATCAAATATACTGGACTCCCCCGGGTGATCCCGGTATAGATGATACGCGACTCGTTTTCCTGATCCAGATAGCTCGATGCCCGATTTAATACGGTTACCGTTGGATGCATAATCATCTGAATCATCGAGGTGATCCGGCTCCATTAACCTCAGAGTAATGGGGACTATGTAATTCGACCTGGAAGATTCTCGTTTAATATGGCCCAACACCTCACCCGATTCTATCAACGCCATAGCCGCCAAGGACTGTAGGCCGTTAAAATCAAGTACACCGTCCGAGTCCATTTCAGATTGAGATTCATCCCAGAGGGACTTTATTTCCTTATTCAAGCCCTTGTCGCCCGTTTTCCACCTGGGGGTTATACCTCGGCCGATGATGTTGGATACCAGCGCTTCAATACCATTATCCACCCATGGGTTATCATTACGTAGTTTCCGGGACCGTTTTCGGATATTGTCCGCGTTGTTTGAAATAGCCGTATTCGGACCGGGGACTGACAACCCCCATGTCCCCATTCGCTTTGACGTAGACGCCGCGTGATATGTATCCCCGCTAGTCAGCCTCATTTTTGATTGAGTTCGTTTGGTTTTAGAAAACCACCGTAATGGATTTAGGTTCATCAATACCCCCCGGATGTCATCACGTATCTAGCACGACTCGCCCCGGATGATATATTTATGTCTGATTTTATCCGGTCCAGTAACGCCTCCAGTTTCTCCAGGTCGGTTTGATGGTAGGTTACTTCCTGGCCATCGTCGAAACGTACTCTGACTACTCGTTGACCGCGTGCCAGTGCTACTATTGCCGACTCAATATTTGACTGGTCCGTGCTTGTGAACGCCATCTTCTTAACTCCTTGATTAATATACGTTGTTCTCGTTTTCTCTGTGTTCTGATTTGTTTTTCCGGGATGCTCTTAGCTGTGTAGCCCTGATAATGGTATACAGGGTTATCCGGCATTTTCACCCAGAAATACCCCAGTGTTTTTGATGTTTCCCAGATCCAATTATCACCATAGTATATTCGCATCCCCTCGGGGATTCCCGGCATGATATTCAAGAATGATTTTCGGATATTCATGCAATACCCGCGGCGTACCCTGGGGACATAATACCGATTGGACGTAGGTGGTATTCGTTCCAGACAGTTCAAGTACCGCTGTTTTGACGGAATGGCCACAGCGCATTTAGGCCCGCACTCTACGTTCATAATCCATAGTAGTTTCTCAAAAAACAGGTAATTCAGTATCAGGTCGTCATTGTAAATACCTATTATGTCTATATCTGGGCTAACTAACCCCAGTCCTAATTTCCACGCCTCGTTAGTACCTATGAAAGACGATGTTTTGTAATAGCAATAGCCATTGTTCGATACTAGACTGTTATAGACCCCATCATGTACATTATCAATTATCACGATCTGATCAGGTTGGATTGTGTTTTGTTGGATTGACAATATTAAACCGTCGGCTAGTCTGGGATTGACCACCGGGATTATAATAGCTATTTTCATTTTGTTGCTGTCCCCACACAGTCACGCCATGGTTTGATGTCGCACAATTTGATATTGATATCCCGGAACCCAGCTGCTACTAATAATGAATTCATTCCGTCCGGGAGGATCCTACGATAATCGGGCCTACAGTGTATGTACCCCGCTGATGGTGCTATGATACATACACGACCATTTGGTTTTACTACCCGGTGTATTTCCGTTATCCATGATAGCGGGAATTCCACGTGCTCCAATGTCTGCCCAGATATAACCGCATCGAATTCGTTGTCCGGTATACCCCAGCGATATGGCTCGCCGGCTACGAGATCCACGTTAACACCGTCTACTATATCCAGCCCTGTGTATTCCCAATTACTGGGGATTATACTCCTGTATGTCGGCCCCCGGTTGGCCCGCCGGGAACCGACATCCAACACCCGGAGAGGAGAAAGACGGATGAGGGAGGAGATGAAGTTTTTCATTTCTTTCATTGATGATCTATGCATAGTTGCCCGTTTGATTTTCTTATTATTGACAATCCTCCAATTGGCCCTGGGAGGGATACTATTTCATATTGTGGATCGCGTCTGATTGTGTCTGCTACTCTCCATACGTCATGACAGTATCTTGGAGAGAGGTGTTTTTGTTTGACCGGGCAGGTATCGTGCATTATGACTAACCCTGTTTCCGGTTTGACTAGGTTGATGTAATTGATAAAATCCCGGTGTGCTTGTTTATATGCGTGACAGGCGTCTATGAATAACAGATCAATAGTTGTACTATTGACATAGCTAACCGCCTCGTCCGTGGTCATTTGCAGTAACCTAACATGGGGGTGTTTAATGACTCCGTTCATGGGTTTTGTGTCTACGCCGATAGCGCGATCTACATACGGGGATACCATATTAAATGTGTCACCGTCCCTGACCCCCAATTCCACGTAGGTTTTTACCGTCCTGGTTTTTGCCAGCTCAACTAGCAATCCCGCGTATCTCATCACACTCCCAATAGAGCGCATATGACCGCGGCTAGTACATCATCCCACGGGTTTGAGGTTTTAGCCGCCCTGGCCTTGAAATCATTGGCAAACTCGACCAGTGTCCCACGTAACTGTGGTGTGATGGATAATAATAATTGTTTTGCAATACCTGATATCATATTTCTCCCTCTGTTGTGTTTATTTCATAATGTACTAAGTCATTGAAACCATTGTCGTTTAAATTATGATCTTGGTCCCAGTCACCGCCCCATCTGAGGTCTAGTCCCATAGTCGCGGCTACCCCCAAAACAAAACCACCGAAGTGATAGAATCGATTATGGTCATCCCAGTCTATTGGGTACGGGGCCACATCCACTGCCCTAGATGGCAGGTACAAATGGTTTGATTTTAATGTTTTGGATTTTCCCTGAGATACGTATAACGATTGAGTTTCCGGAGACCTATGGCCCTCCAGAATAGTACAATCGTAGAATTGTATTACAACGCGGAATAAAATCTGTAGTTTATGGTGACATGATGTTAATTTTGATCTGGAACTCTCACTGAACCGTGGCATTTAATCCCCCTTTAGCCTATTATATACAAGTATACCACGGTATTACAATTTGTCAAATTAGTTATTACGTAGGGTTAGGTTATTTGCCGGGGATTTTATTTTGATACGACGTTTACCGGGGTATACCGGCTGTGTTACTAGTGTGCTTTTTATAGACGATTCCAGGTTATCCCAGTTTATGCGATTCATGCCAACTTTGATAGCTGCTGCTAGACATAATACAAAACAGTCGAGAACTTCATTGCGGCGTCCAGATGGCAAAACCCATTCTGTCACGGGAAACCCTTTTCTGTACCTTGTGACTTTTTTCTCGGCTGTTAGCTGTAGGTAAAAATCATCCCCCAATCCCATCGGGAAATGAATCATACCCGGTCCAGGCTCGGTTATTTTTAGCCTCGGGTATATTAGCCCCTTGGCAGTGTCAGTCCCCACCGGCCAAAGCTGCACACCATTTTTTTGTTTTTCACCTTTGTAATTTACATCCTGGTTGGACGGACGCCCTATGATCGGTTTCCCCGGGGTGCTCATGCCCTTGGTGGCTATTGCACTCCCATGGGATCTGACGTAATTGTATACGATCTGGGTTTTGTCGCCCGAGTCTATCGCAGGGCAAACAATATGAAGAGGTATCCCCGACTCATGGGTGTATGGGCGTCGTATTAGTTCGGACAGTTCCGCCCATACCTGTGGCCGCTCTGTATCACCAAATATTTCATTCCAGAATAGGATCCAACATTCCTCGCCGCGACCCCAGCCAGTTATGAGCACGGCTAGACGATCCTGTTGGACGTCCACCCCGGCTGTTAGTAGCAGGGCCCTCTCGGGAATTTTGACAGAATCTGTACTATTGAGAGTCTGGTATGTTTCCGCCCGGGATCTCAATACCGACCATTCCGGACGCTCGCCTTTCTCCTCCCAGGATTGACCGAGCCTAGTATTAACCCAGACTTTCAGTTTACTAGGGTATTTTTTGGACTTTAGAAATTCGTCTACAATTGTCCTCCACGATACCCAACCAACCGGGGAATACAGAGAGTTCAGGGAGAACCCCCGTTCTAATTTTATTTCCGGATGTGTAGGTACCCAGATCCCATTATCAAGCATATAGGTTTTTTTGTATTCCGGGATCAACTCATGACATTTTTCACATCGATAATGTACCCCGGCATCCAGGTTGTTTTTGTCGAACACTAACCCGGTGTCATGGCCCTCTCCGCCCCATACTAACCGCTGTTCATGATTGCAATACGGGCACGGGACACAATAGTAACACTGGTCGGTACGGTCGAATGATTTGTCTATCCGGGATAGTTCTCTTTCCGTGGGGGTGCTCATTTCCAGGATTTTAGCCGACGCCCCATAGGAATCTGTTCGTTTGTCAATTATGTCTGATGGATCGCCCTCGGTCCCGGCCTCCTGTTCCCAACCGTCCAGGTCATCTTTTATCAGGTATCTAACGGACACTGACCTAAGACCGGCTGCTGAGTTTGAACCTATGAATTGCCAGAACCCCCCGGGGAATTCTTTTATCATAGTCTCCTCAGATCGCTTGTCTTTCAGTGAGCGGATTTTTTCCCGGAGGGATTCCATTTCCCGTAGTGATGGCTGGACCTTCCCTTTTACGTGCCGTTTTGACAACTCTACTGTGGGCAATGCCATTATTGCTGGCCCTGGGCATATATCCGCTATGTAGAATAGCCAATTATTTCCGATACCGTCCGTACATCCAATCTGAGTTGGTTTTTTTACTACTACACGACGGACCGGGGAGTGTATACTCAGACAGTCCATAATTTCCACTATGTACGGTGTACGTGATGATCTGTATCTACCATACTCATGTGTCGAGGACCTCGGTAGTACCCGTTTAGCGTCTGCGTATTCTGATACTGTCAATATCGGATCTGGTTTTATTCCGGATTTAAACAACTGAGTATAATGCACGTAGGTAGTTTATCCTGTCACTGTTGTAAGGTGGGTTTGGAATTATTACGATTATTTTGTACATGTTTCCTCCGTTGTATCTTGGTGTAGCCGCATTCCCGGCAGCGTAATCTGACTGGGGCGCGTCATGTAGGTTTTTGCCCCAGGTTCAGAACTAATTTTCTAGTTGTGTTGGCTGAATTACAGCGCGGACATTTTATCATGTTATTGATAGTTGTAGTTGTCTGGTTTCTGCCTTTATACGTTTTTTGGTTAATTCACAATATCTCTCTGACATTTCTATGCCTATCCATTTCCGGCCCGCTGTTTCGGCTGCTATTGCTGTAGTGCCGGACCCAATACAGTTATCTAAGACCACGTCCCCTGTGTTGGTGTAGGTTTTGATTAAATACCGAAATAACTCAATTGGTTTTTGTGTAGGATGTACTTTATCCCTTTGGTTTGACGTGTCGAACTCCTGCACTGTGACCGGGTATTTACCGTTTAGTATTCTCATTTTCCCATCGTGGGATGTCATTGAGCTACTACCGCTTAAAGACGCCCCTTTCCTGGTGTACTTTCTGGGAGCTACCCTTGGGGTAAATTGAGGATTATATTTTATTGCACCCCTACCAAATACTGCAATATCCTCATGGTTACTCATTGGTCTAAGTTTTGCATACCCGTGTCCTACAGGCAAATTTTTTTTAAATACCCAACAATATTTAAACCATTTAGGATTGCTCATAATCATTATGGCAGTAAATGGTTGTGAACCAGTCAAAACAATAGCTGATCCATCCGTGACAATCCTTTTATACTGTACCCATAAAGGCTCAAATGGTATGATTACATCCCAGGCGCATTGTGTACTACCATACGGGGGATCACACAAAACCATATCAATAGAGTTATCCGGGATATGTTTCATTATTTCTAGGCAATCACCGTGGTATAGTTTTCCATTTTCAGTCTCAAAATACGGTCTCATATAGCAGTCTATTCCTCATCCAAGTACTTTTCCGCTTCAGATATGGCCTTAGTTAGCCGTATGGCACTCATATCTTTATTAAATTTATATGTTTGCACAGTATCGGTGAGCTTACATAGTATACCCCGTAACTCTATTATTTTCTTCTCCAAATTGTTTTTATCTCTTTCCCTGAGATCACAATGTATATGCACCCTCGCGGGCTCAACCCGGGCAATACAAAACGGCGTATAACATTTTTCTATCATTTTACTCGTAGCTTCTATGGATAAATCCCCCTCGCTACATGTCACATCATGCCCTAGATCCAGTAACAAATGACGTATTGCTAACTGAGTCGTGGTCTTCCCATGGCCAGTCCCCGAGATTTCGATATGAATTCTATCCATGTTAAGTTCCCCTCTCTGTTGGTATCAATCATAATCAGGAATCAGTCCGAAATTACCCCTATCAATACAGATATTTATCGTAACCGGCGATAACACACAATTATCCTCGTTATCTGTTATCTCCAGTTCATGGTCCCGGCCACCAATCAACCCCGGGAACCAAATAGTACCATATACTATCCCCCCTGGCCTCCCGTTCTGGTCCCAGTCCTCGTTTACTGTACCACAGTCAGATTGCACATGGATATTTGCCGGTTGGCACAATTCGCAACTACTATTTGATTCCCAGTACCATGATTGCGCTATCAAGTCCCCGTCCAAATTGAAATTTACTTTATACGGTATCGAGCTGTATTGTGTGTACCCAGTTATAAACGAACCCCCGACTGGAAAAAAATGATTGAAATATCTGTAATCCGCATTGTAATACACTGGGTTTGGGTATTTTCCTGTGTGACCGGATAATGTATCACATAGATTCCACCAAATACGCGGTGGATCGTAGTATGTAAACGAGTATGTCCAATACGGTACTGACATTTCATAATCACCTGGAGACTGTAGAGAGTCCACCGGGGAGTAATCTGCGTATTTATATTTATACGGGTATTTAGTCCAGACGGAATCAATACATGTGCAGAATATTTCAACACCGTCCTCCGGGATACCATCATCTAGCTCGATCACCCAATACTGAGTCGCCAGGTCGTATGTAGCTGTAAAATCCTCGTCTTGTTCCAACCAGTCGCCAGCAGAATTTCGTAGCCAGAATGCTAAGTCGTACCCGGTGTCGATTACGTCACCATCATCCCGGGCGACTTTGACACGGTAACCGCAGGCTTTTGGATCTGATACAAATCCAATTACCTGGGCGGTCTCCCAATCTCTAACGGGGAATTCAACCACGACGTGGTCGCCGGACTCGAATGCAGACTCGTCGCAGTTCATGTATGAAAACCCAATGTCTGTTAGTACGAGATTGTCCGGATCCACTGACAGCCCCTGTGCCGAGGATGTCTCCCGGTCCAGTGTTACTGTGCATGTACTGTCTGTGATGCTGTCTATAGTCCCGGTCCTGTACTGAGGTTTCCACCTCTGCCAACCTGGGAACATAGCCGCGTTGTAAAATGCCGCTGATACTGTATTTGCCATCACAGGCTGTAGTTGTCCGTCGCGTGTCTGGTTGTAATTTGCTTGACCGTCATACCCCGGTCGTACGAGTACCCGATCCCGTTCCCCGGGGATTTCAATAGTCGCCACCTCACCGGATAGATCCTCAGTCAGATCGGTACACCATGCCCATTGTTCGGTTATGGTTTCCTCCGATTCCAGGGATTCACGTTCCCGCTCCAGGGAGGATTTTCTCAGTCTGAGAATCTGTAGTTTTACGTTTGATTGTTGATATTCAATTACAGCATCATGATAGTTTATCTGGTATTGTTTGATATCCAGGGAACTGTCCTCAATAGCTGTGTTTAGTGCTGATAGTGCACTGTCCATGGATGTTTTTTTAGATAATTTGTCCGCGGTCGCCGCGGGTATGTCGTTGTTATCCAGTGTGTTGATTCTGGAGTTTATCCTGCTGATTTTTGAATTAAGGCGAGCCAGGTCCCGTAGGATCCTGACGAAATACTTGCCATCTGTGCCCCCGGACAGTATCTGTGCTTTTCCCAATGTTAACCCTCACCATTTGTTTGAACTGCTTTACTCATATTATCCCCATCAGTCGCCATACTGTAGTAATTCTTCATGATATTCATACCATGCTCTGTTAAATGATCTCATGCACCTCTTAGACACGTTCTGGTAATCTAGGAGATATCTCCACCACTGGTTAAAATCATTACCCCAAGGTATTTCTTTATAATAACTGATATCCCTCGCAAGATCCCCGACAGGATCATCCCGTTTAATCTGTTTTTTCATCCATTCTAAAAATGTCATGTGAACCTCACCTGTTTTGTAATTTTCGTTATCTACTGTAAAATTTCTCATTTTCAATCCCCTCTGTTTTAGGTTGACTCTCTGTTATTTGATCATCTAATATTAATTATACCAGGTTTTTGGTATATGTCAAGACAAAAATCAAAAATTATTATTTTTTTTTTGTTCATGTAACCATACCCCAAACCCATCATTTCCCATAGCATTACATAAAACATCTCATGTATATTTACCCTAACGTTTGCCGGAGGCTCTGGTGCATTGGCATGGTTAGATTTTATACCATTTTGTATTTCTTCTGGTAAACTATCTGCAAAAGAGCTATATGGGAGATGATAATCACTTTCATTATCCATCCCAGCCATCTCTTTTAATAAAATATTATATTTTTGTTTAGGTGCCATTATACCCCCCCCCCTTGTTATTATCAAACTGAACTTAAATCCAATTCACAGCCCTCAACATGACAAAAATCATCCCCCTTACAATCATAGCAACACGTTAAGTTTGGGCAATTTTTCTTAACTATCGCATGGAAATCATCTCCATATTTATCTAGAGCTTCATTGAGAATTTTTGTTACCATTCTACCATTTGGATGCCGAATAACAGGACATTCATTACAATTTTTATCACATAATTTCATCTAATCCCCTCCTCAAAATGCCGTTAATTTCTTTGCAACTAACAGTAAAATAAGCTTATCCCCATCTACCCTCTATTGTACCCCAGTTCTATCATCATTTTACCGGCTACATCGTAAAAAGCCTCCCGGTCCCGTAGTGACAAATCACTGAACCTCTGGTATTTCGGGTTATTACTGCGATTCACCCGTTTTGATTTTAGCCGGTTGAATACATGTTCATCCGCATCCACGGGTATGTTGACCACAGACATCATCTGTTTGAATGTCTCAGTAGACGTAGTGAGATCCTCGTGTCTGAATACCCGTTCTGAATCACGGATTATATACCTACATTTGGTTACCCAGTGTAGAGCTAGTTTTTCAACCTGGGAACATGCACCCCAGGACGGGCCTATATTCTCCAGGTATGGCCGCCCCCCGCCCTTTCCCGACCTGTTATCATCACCATAGAAATTTTTATTCATCATGGAGGTTACGAAATCACGACCATCTCGGACTAACCCCAGGAACCGGGATTTTGGGAACACAGCCCCTATGGGCCCCGCCAGACTCCAGATATTCCGGTTTATCTCAACATAGTGATTGAGTTTGAAATACTTCGCCGTAGCTGTTATATGCGGTAACCGGGCGGACCTGACCATTTGTATTGCATCCCCCCGTAGAACATTACCGTAATAATATTCCAGTGCCAGAACTTTAATCATTGGTGGCGGTTCGTGTACAGCTACCGCCCCCGGGCAACAGACTCTCATTGCTCGGGATAGCCATTTAGACCCACAGCGGCCATGATTAAGAACGAACACTGGTGTAATGCCGGTGGTTGAACGTTTTATTGACGGTATCAGGTTTTTCACTACGCTACCTCCCTGCGGTTTATTTCATCTACGACATCGTTTAGATAGGATATTGACTGCTCAGGGGGACCTACTACTGAAACCCCTGCTCGACAGTGTCTAGTTATGATCGAGTCCGGGCCCAGTAAACGGAAATCCCTGTGATACCCGCACAAATCATCGTTTAGCACCCGACACCGGAACCTACAACCGAAACAGTCCTTGGAACGTTGCAAGGGTTTGCCGTCCCGGTGACCACGGCGTTTTAGTATTGCTATTAAAATCCCCGTTGGTACTAATCTCCTGGACATTGTATGCGTGTACCCCCTATGGATATTAAGTATACCATTGTATTACAAATTGTCAAGCAGCTAGTTCCTCTAGTGCCGCCCGTAGTTCCTTATCCAGGATCTCCCGGATCTTAATTTCATCAGTTTCCGCCGCCAGGATACCAGATAGTCGATCCACAACCCCGAGGATCCTCCCCCGGGTTTTATGAGCGCACTCATACGCCTGGTTTTCTACGTCTGCGCGGCGGACTAGTTGCCCCTGTTCCTCCTCCAGTTTCAGTTTGGCCAGTTCCGCCTTGTATTTGGTGTGCCGTGCCCGCTGTTCAGCGAAATCCATTATACCCGCGTTACGGGCGTCCTCATTAGGGATCTCGGCTACCGGCCGCCCCTTGCCTCGCTTGACTACCCGAGGGGCACTTTCCAAGAGGATGTCACTGACCTCCTGGTCGATTTTGCCGTTTTGGGTAATCACCCGCCCCTCTTTGACTAATTTTGATACCGCCTGAGGGGATATTCCCCTATGCTCTGCATATGTTTTCTGAGTCATTAGTGCCATGCGGGCTCACCCCCTCTTATCCCCTAGTCCTAGTTACCATTACTGAGTATAACTGATCCCGTAAACTCGTAAAATAAACCCTCATCCCAGTTATCTGAGTAGCTCCCAATAAAGCGCCCGTCCTCTGATGTCTTAACCACTACCCCAACCGCCGGTCTTAAAAATAAAACTAT